AGTATGACTATGAGAACATCAAGATTGAATGGGAAGACCTAGCCTACCGCACCTATACCCCTGACTTTGTACTCGACAATGGTATCATCATTGAGACAAAGGGCAGGTTCATGGCAGCAGATAGGCGCAAGCATATCGCCATTAAGAAGCAGCATCCCAAGCTGGATATACGCTTTGTGTTTACTAATAGTAAATCTAAGTTAAGTAAGGGTGCCAAGTCTTCGTATGCAGACTGGTGCATTAAGCACGGCTTCCGATATTACGACAGGATCATTCCTGAAGATTGGTTGAAGGAGAAGGGTAAGAACAAGCATCCAAAGTTTATTAAGTTTGGCGGCACAAAAGTGAAAAGGAGATAAGTATGGACATGATGGAGAAACTATCCAAAGAAGTAAACACAGAAGACTTCCTTATACGTGTTAGGCCATTCGCTAATGATGATGGTACGTGGTCAGGTGAAGTTGACATATCTATTATGGCAATGCCAGATAATCCTATGGACGATGAAGACTACTATCAGGTGATGCATCTTGCTAAGATGATGTGTTCTTCCGTACCTGTCATGGAAGAGATAGAAGAATTTCGTAATATTGTACATGAATATGTAACAAAAGTTATTGACACGGAGATGGATATTGATGTAGAACTAGAGGAAGAAGCTGGTGTCGAGAAGACATATGACGGCAATGTAATACACCTTAACTTCAACACAAAGACAGGAGGTTCAGCATGAGACATGATGCGTTTATGAAAGCAAAGATGATGGAAGAGGCAGAACAAGCAGGTAAAGTAGCTTGGGGCAATGTTGATATGGTCAACAGTCCACCACACTACAACCAGACAGGCATTGAATGTATACACGCTATCTCTGCTGCAACTGGTGACGGGTTCAAATATTACCTGCAGGGTAACATAATGAAATACCTGTGGCGTTTTGACTACAAGGACAAACCACTTGAGGACTTAAAGAAAGCGCAGTGGTATCTGGACAAGTTGATTGAAGAGGTAATGGCTAATGATAAGAGTTAAGATGTTCATTACCCTTGACGTAGACGAAGACGAATACCCTATCCCTGCCGATGGTAGAGTGGGTGAGGAATTAGAGGATGGCATTACCGAATACTTCTATGATATAGAGGGTGCCACTATCAAAAACATTAGAACAGTAACGGAGTAACCAACTTATGATTAGTAATACATTACCAACAGACTACCAGAACTTCATAGCACTTTCACGCTATGCAAGATGGAAAGAAGACGAACAGCGAAGGGAGACATGGGGTGAAACTGTCGCAAGATACTTTGATTATATGGCTGACCATTTGCTTAATAACAACGGCTATAAGCTACCAGATACACTGAGAGGTGAACTGGAAGAAGCTGTACTTAACCAGTCTATCATGCCTTCTATGCGGGCATTGATGACTGCTGGGCCAGCACTGGATCGCTGTCACGTAGGTGGATATAACTGTTCATACGTGCCTGTAGATAGCCCTCGTGCCTTTGATGAGTCAATGTACATTCTTATGTGTGGCACTGGCGTTGGCTTCAGCGTTGAGCGTCACTGCATTGAGAAGCTACCTATGGTTAGCGAAGAGTTCCACGATACAGACACAGTAATTAAAGTGGGTGATTCACGTCCGGGTTGGGCTAAGTCACTCAAGGAATTGATTGCTATGCTGTACAGTGGACAAATACCTAAGTTCGATGTCAGCGAAGTGCGTCCTGCTGGCGCACGGCTAAAGACCTTTGGAGGTCGTGCATCAGGTCCACAGCCCCTTGTAGAACTGTTTGAGTTTTGTATTCAGAAGTTCAAGGGTGCTGCTGGACGTAGGCTATATCCAATTGAATGTCACGACATCATGTGTAAGATTGGTGAGGTTGTAGTTGTTGGCGGTGTACGCCGTAGTGCATTGATTTCATTGTCTAATCTCAATGATGACCAGATGGCACATGCCAAGTCAGGTCAGTGGTGGGAGAATGAAGGTCAACGTGCGCTGGCTAATAACTCTGTAGCTTACAAGACTAAGCCTGAGATGGGTACGTTCATGCGTGAGTGGCTATCGTTGTATGATAGTAAGTCAGGTGAACGTGGCATATTCAATCGACAGTCTGCTAAGAAGCAGGCAGCTAAGAATGGTAGACGTGAGACTGAACATGACTTCGGGTGTAATCCTTGCAGTGAAATTATCTTGCGTCCATACCAGTTCTGTAACTTGTCAGAAGTAGTTGTACGTGAGTCAGACACTCTTGCTACACTGAAAGAGAAGGTACGACTAGCTACCATCTTGGGTACATTCCAAGCTACACTAACTAACTTCAAGTATCTGCGTAAGATTTGGCAGAAGAATACAGAGGAAGAACGGTTGCTTGGTGTGTCGCTGACAGGTATTATGGACAATACTCTGACAGCTACATCTGGCGGCAAGCTAGAGACTGCGCTTGAAATACTACGTGCAGAGGCGGTGCTTGTTAACGAAGCAATGTCTAAGCAGCTTAAAATCCCACAGTCTACTGCTGTCACTTGTGTGAAGCCTAGTGGTACAGTGTCACAGCTTACTGATGCAGCCAGCGGTATTCATGCACGTCACAATCCGTACTACATTCGTACAGTACGTGGCGATAACAAAGACCCACTGACACAGTTCTTGATTGCTGAAGGTATCCCAGCGGAGCCTGACGTAATGAAGCCTGATAGCACAACAGTGTTTAGCTTCCCAATGAAGTCACCTAACGGTGCGGTAACACGTACTCAAATGACTGCCATTGAACAGCTTGAACTGTGGCTTACCTACCAGCGTCATTGGTGCGAACATAAGCCTAGCGTAACAATTTCAGTTAAGGAAAATGAATGGATGGATGTAGGTGCTTGGGTATATGAACACTTCGATGAAGTATCTGGTATTAGCTTCCTGCCATTCAGCGAACACACATATCAGCAAGCACCTTATCAGGACATTGATGCTGAACAGTACGCTGAGTTCAACAAGAAAATGCCTAAGAAAGTAGACTGGTCTAAGCTGAGTGACTTTGAGAAAGAGGACACAACTTCAGGTGGGCGTGAGTTAGCCTGTACTGCAGGGGTGTGTGAAATAGTTGACATCGCAGCAGCTTAGTGGTAAGTTAGTGTGGAAGCGTGGGGATGGTTGGGTACAGTTCAACCCCCCACGTAGTCACCCTAGCTACGAAGAGTGGCAAAAACTGAAACAAAAAGAGAAGGAGAATAAGGATGGAAACCTGTAACTCTTGCAACATAGAATTAACAGAAGACAACTGGTCTGAATCTTGGAAAGATATAGGACGTACCCAATGTAAGTCCTGCTCACAGCAGTATAACAACTATTCTAATAAGCGGCGTATGTATATTAACGGTAAATATATTCCACAGAATAACCCATTGTGGAAACCCGGAAGGTACAAGTCCTTAGACGATGCTTGGTCACACAATAAGATTGAAAGTGTTAATCAAGGCGAAGTCTATATCATTGTCAATACCGCATGGCCTGAGTGGGTAAAGGTAGGCAAGGCAGTCTCATCTGAAGATAGGCTTAACGGATATCAAACATCTTCACCTTTCCGTGACTATAAAGTAGTCGCTACAATGTCAGTAGATAATAGACATTCAAAAGAAAAAGAGATGCATAAAATCTTTGAACACTTTGCAGAAGAACGCAGAGGGGAATGGTTTAAAATCAGCAAGCTGACAGCAATAAAACTTTTCAATTACCAGATTAAGGAGATGCAGGATGCGGCGTAACGGACTGAGTAAGTACGATGCACCATTAAGGATTCAATTTGAGTGGGGACAGGAAGCCTTTAAACGAGGCAGACTTACCTGCCCAATTGATTCCAACACAATGCAAGCAAGGGAATGGCAGCGAGGTTGGGATACTGCCTACCATGTGAATCTACAAAAGGTACAACGGAATGAAGAAGCTAGAACAAGAAGTTAAACAGTGGATGAAGGAGAAACAAATGAGTGGCATTACAGCAGCACTATATCAACAGAAGGCTTGTGAAACAGCTATCTTCCCAAAAGAAACAGCCCTAGCGTACTTGACGTTAGGACTGGCGGGTGAGGCAGGTGAGATTGCTAACAAGGCTAAGAAGCTGATACGTGATGGAGATAACCCCGCTAAACGTGCAGAGATTACGAAAGAGTTAGGTGATGTCTGTTGGTATATTGCTGTACTAGCACAAGAACTAGGAGTTAACCTTGGTAGAGTTATGGAAGATAATCTGGAGAAACTTGCAGACAGGAAATCTAGGGGTATGCTAGGTGGTAGTGGAGATAACAGGTAATAGAAAAGGGGGCTTAATTGCCCCCTCTTTTATTATCTTTCTTTTGCTAGACCCTTTGCTATTCTCAGTAACATCCTAACATCACTGGTATTACCTAAATTCACAGGTGGCTCACCTCTTGCCGCTTTAATAGCAGACAGCCTACTCATAGCAAGCACACGCTTATCTCTAGTTATCCTGCGTAGATCATTGACTGCCATAACATAAGCAGGATTAGATGATCCGCTAAACTGTGCGCCTTTTATAGCATTAAACATTTCTCTTTTGTTGTTGTCTATTCTGTTGCGTTGTTCTAGTAAAAATATTTTTTCACTGAACCTGCCTTCTTTTTTAAGTTCTGCTTTTATTTTAGGCGCATCTTCCATAACCATTTTAGCTATGTCAGGCAGCAACTCGTTATGCAATGCGTTCATTGTGTTATCAATAATATCTATACCAGACTTAGATGCAAAATCATAATCTGCATACTGGATTGATTTTAGATATTTTTGCCACTCATTGTCTCCTTGCTCAATGTTAATACCTAATGCAAGTTTCCATGTTGGTCCCATCCGTTTCTTTTCACCAATCATTGGGAAGTTACGAACAGGTGCATCAGCTTCATCTTTAGGTGACAGATATCCTCTAGATGCAAATGGTAGCATAAAGCCTTTTACAAACGCACCTCCACCAGAAAGATTAGGCTCACCTTCAAAAGTCTTGTACCGCATATCTCGCATACCTAACGCACGTTCTGTATCAAGAACCATTGAGTAAGGCTGTAGCATACGAGTTAGTGTATTACCAAACATCTTGCCAAATGCCTTTGCAGCTTCTTCTGATTTTAATGCATCATTATCTTCAGCAAACATATTAGAAACGTCACTCAATACATCACCAAAGGTTTGGTTGTTCCTAAAGTTAGTACCAGTTAATGACTTTACACCGTTCTGGAAGTTTCTGCCCCTGTTCATAAACAGCCACTGCGTTAGATACTCTGCACCACCTTTATCGTACTGTTTCTTAGCTTCAGCTAAGTAAAATGCTGGGGCAAGCGGAAACTGCGGATCAACATTAGTTGTAGTGCCATCCATATTAGCTATCTTATTATATTCTTCTGGTGCATCGTCTGATGTTCTATACTCATAGGCAGCATATAGTGCTGCATATCCGACAATGTTTCTGGACACAGCTTCTGCATCTTTTACAGTATTACCCTTACCCAACGCAATACGAAGTGCTGCTGGGATTGCTGTTCCCGGTACACCTGAATAAATATATTCCATAGCTTTAAACATAAACCGTGGAAAAGGTATAGCTATTGTACTACCCGGAATAGAATTTAGAACTTTTAGCACGGCTTTAAACGGTCCAAATTTAGGTGGTGAGGCGTATGTTTTGTCTAATGCACTTTCAACTGCATCTGTTGCCAACTCCGCAAATGTAGGTGGTGGAGTTTTTCCATTAGTAGGACGCAGTGTGGGTGAATCGTTTATAAGTTCCCTAATCTTACCTTCTTTGATTACCTGCTCTAAGCTAACGCCCCATTCACGTTTTAGATTTCTACTAAGGTCAGTTAAAAAGTAAGCGTTACGGCTTAAAAATTCTTGACCACGGTTGGCTGCATTTAGGGTGTCTACAAAATCCTCAATAGGATTAAACACAAAATCCGATATGCCACCCTCGCCCTTACCTGTAGCCTTCTGTGCTTCAACAATCTGATCACGATAGCGAGATAGAAGCTGTACATTTTCTGGCTGTTCTAAAATAAACTTAGTTAGTTCATCCGCTTCTAGAGGGTCTTTTACGCTCTTCCAGTAGGCAAAGCTATCGCCTATAGCACTTTTACGTGACAAAGGATTAAATGCGTTTACTGTATCTAGTACAGCATCTCTAGCACCTTTTATATCACCTGCTTTGGTTCTTTCTGCCGCACGTACACCACGTATGATAGCCTCTGATAAAAGGTTTGTCATGCCTTCTAATGGCATACGAATAATTGTAGACTCTAAGTTTCTAGCTGCAGTAGCAAATGCGGAAACCATAAGTCCACGAGATATGTTTTCTGTACGGCGTATGTTTTGCCCTACCTTTTTTGCACCGGGAATAGGTACACCTTTTCCTTGAAGCCATTCCAACAAACCTTGCGCTTGGTCTAATTCGTCTTGTGCTTTTTTACCCGCTGGTCTGCCAAGTTTATACTTACCCATAGCCTCACCCATTTGTGAGAATTTTTGCAAACCTTTACCGTATTTAGTAGCTGAACCTACAGTCATTAAAATGTAATCATCTAAGGACAAACCGTACCGATTCAATATTGTTAGTAATTCATCAGAAGCAATTAAGTTGCCGTTTACTGTCTCTTTAAACAGAGTCTCCATTACATTCTTGCTGCCCTTAAAGGCATCAGGTTTCATAGCTTTTATATCAGCTACTGTAGCAACAACAGCATCTAACTTGTCAGGGTTAAGAACAGGGTTTCTATAACCGGCAGGACCAACCCCTATATCCCACGCAATGTCATCGTCTAAATCCAAGAACTCTACTTTTTCAACGCCTAGTTCACGCATCTTTTCGTAGTCTATGTAGGTTTTACCTGCTACAGTTTTAGATACGGAACCAGCTTCTAATCCATTTTCAACTTCAAAATTTTGGATAACAGCCTGCCTAATTTCATCGTTTTCTTTAGCCTTGGCTCTAGCTGCTGCACGTTTTTCATCTGCAACAGTTTTGGTTGCCTGTTGTATTTCGCCAATAGTCATTTCACCAGACTCTTCACGTGCTTGCCGTGCCTTTTCCGCACGAGCAATCACCTCCGGTGTCATAACATCAGTATCAATTCTTTTTACGTCTGCACCTACAGCACGAACAGCTTTCTGTGTTAGTGTACCTTCTTTAAGTGGCGCACCTAACAGGGATGTACGAGGTACAACTAAGTCAGGACGTTTTGTAAGGGCTTTCATTTGTGCCTGCATAGCCATTTTAGCCATACCCGCAGATGCAACAATAGGCGCATCAGCTACCATAGCTGCATCAATCAAGTCGCCTGTGAATCTACGGCCTGACGCTTTAGGATCAAATGGTATTAAGTCTTTACCTGTTAGACCTGTAAGCCTTTCAAACACACCACCTTCTACAATACCGTCTTGTACAGCTTGCGTCATTGCAGCCATTGCATCAGAAGTTGTTTCACCTACCGCTGTTAAACCTGTGTTTAATGACCGCATAGTACGAATGGTAGGTTTAACCAAAGCACCGTCTGCACCTTTAGCTACCACACGCACAAATGGACGAAGGTAATCTGGTACATATTCTACCAGAAATTCTTCATCCGCTAACACATCATCAATAGGAGAAACTTGCTGCTCATAGGCTGCAGCGGTTCTCTCATAGTTAAATAAATCTAGTTCTTCAGGGGGGAGTTTTGCCGCATTAGGATCGGACGGCTTGGGTGTGAAGTCATCTGCTACAACAGGTGCTTCTACTGCAGGCTCATCTGCTTGAGATGAACGCCTTTCATTAATTATACTTTGTATGCTACGCCCACGGGTAGGTAGTTCTAGCTGAACTTCATCATCCTCATCAGAGACTTCCTTACCAGATAGTAGGCTATCTAGTTTTTGTTGCAGTTTCATTTAGAAGTCTCCTGCTGAAATCCATTCACCTTGTGTGCTATACATAACAACAACTTGTTTTGTTACTACAGAACCTGACTCGCTATCGTAAATTTGTGCTTCTGTTCTTGCGATATCTCCGGGTTGCAAGTTACCACTGCTTTGTAATTTTGCTAAATCGTCCACGCTTTTTGAACCAAAGTCTACGTTAGTTATTTGCCCTTCGCTTGACGCTGCTGGTCTTTGTGTGGATGCATCAACAAAAGTACCTTCTTGTGACCACTGGTTAAGCACGTTATTTAACTGCTCTTTATTTTGTAGAGAGGATATTAAACCCATATTTCCAGAAGTGCCATATAACTGCGAATATTGATCTACAGTGTTTGCATAGGCCGTGTAGTAAGCAGGACGTTTGTCTGAGAAATCCCATTCCCAATTACCTGCAGAATTAAGTCTGCCAGAAATATTAGCTGCTTGAGCATTTGTTTTAAGCAAGGCAGCAAAGCGTTTTTCTGGCGCACCCTTTGACCAGTCAGTACTAGCAGACGTATCTTGTGCTTTAATCATATTAGCCACGCCCGCTGCTCGTGTATCGTATGTTTTAGCTTTTGCTGTTAGTCTAACTGCCTCTGGATCAGTGGCATCAAGTTCACTTGCTTTAGCACGTAAATCACTCGCTGTAGACACAAACGTGGCTTGCAACTGTTCAAGGTCGGCAGGACGATTAGCCTGTGCAATCTTGGCTTCAAGCAAGTCAAGTGCAGCTTGTTCGTTGGCTGCTCCAAATTTTTGGTAGTTAATGACTTCTTCTTTTAGTTTAGCTTGCTCAAGAATACCTTTAGATATATCTTGTTCTACCCCTGCTTTCTGTGCTTCTTTTAATTCTGTAGATGCATAAGAGGCTTCCAGATCAGCTTGGATTGTTTCAGGCAACCTATTATTTGTTATCTCTGCAGTTTTTGTTTGCGCCTCTACCAACTTACCTTTAATTCCGGTAAATTTAGCGGTTGCTTTGATGCCACTAATTTCAGCTTCCGTTTTATCTACACCTGCTCTTGCAGCTTGCAATGCAATAATATCTGCTGGTGTAAGTGCTGTTTGACCAGAAACGCTAAGTCCAGTTTCGCCCATAGCAGGACCAGTATACTCAGGTATATCTCCTACGCTACCACGAAGTCGTGCTGCTACAGCTTCTGGGCTTACGCCTGTAAGCATTGTTTGTGTACCAGCAGAAATGCCACTAGCGGCAGTCTGTATATCAATATCTGTAGGAACTCTACTAGCAGCATAGGCTTGCGCTTGCTGGTCAAGGGAAAGAATACCTTCTTCAGCAGCTTGTCCCTGAAACAGACTTTGTGCAAAACTAGCTGCATCAAATTGAGCATTAGGATTAGCGAGTTTAGCGGCCTGATTTCCTGCTCTAACTGAGTTTACGAAAGACTCATATGAATCCGTACCAGCAGATAGCAAAGTTTGAACTTGCGCATCTGATAATTTGTAATCTCGTTTTAGTTTTTTACCTCTGTCCCTATAATCAAGTACAGCTTTTGTACGCTCTTTACGTACAGCCTGCGCCTCTTTAGCTAAATTTGCAGCAGTATTCTTTAAAGATTCTGCGTACTCTTCGTCTAATGCTCGTATATTTTTAGTAGCTTTTTCAGCTGCACCTGCTAGAAACGATTGTAATCTAAAAGCCATATTACATTGCTCCTTTACGAGACATTAAACCTTTTGGTTCTACAGATACATTTTCGTTATTATCATCTTCATATGACATTTCTTCTTCTAGTTCTTGTTCATCAATGTCAGAAAGACTAGCCATAGCTTTATTAAGAATACCTTTGTCTGGAATATCTTCTCCGTCAGTGTCACCAACTACGTATGGAACTTCTGCATTTTTTGCAAGACCTTCCATTAACTCTACAAGGATAGGATTAACAAGAACACCTACATCAACAGTGTGAAGCCCTTGCATTACACCACCAAGAGTTAGAGTTTCTGCAATAGCGGTCAACGGAATTTTCATTTCGATAATGTCTAAAAGTTGTGCAGCCATTTTAGGCTGAACGATGCGAGACACGTAAAAATCTACACCTTCTTCTAAAGTAGATAACTCAGGCGCAGTTTGCCACGGGCGAGAACCACGTTCAGCGGTTAAACCCTGACCCGGAATAGGAGCATCAAAATCTGATGTTTCTCTAAATGCCATTATGCTTTTTCCTCATTTGACATAGCTTCACGTATAGCAAGCATGTAATCTAATACTTTTTGACTTTCCGTCTTAGTTTTGTTTGCAGTTTTAGTACGTGATTGTAGCACATTATTAGGAGAAAGTAAACCTGTTCTACCTTGTGTTTTAGCTTTCACTTTATTTTTTTGTGCTTCAGCTACAGCATTACGCATATTTACTACTGCAAGTTTTGCTGGTTGACGTTCAATGCTCATTTTTTTACCACCTTATCCATTAACTTTTTAATAATAGGTCTAGTCAAAAAGGCCACCTAAAATAGTTCCACCCGTTTGGCTAGTCAACAAAGTACTAAAGAAGCCGCCAATCATGCCGCTTTCTTCTGCGTCCAATTTTAGTTTTTGCATATCCGCACTTGTCTTAGCTGACAGTTCACCTAAAGCCATTTGTACAAGTCTGTCTGAATCATTTTCTCCAGAAGTCCACGCCCACTCCATTGTATCACTATAATAATTCCACAGATTATTATAGGCTTCTTTACTAATATCTAATACAGCATTAGCATTAAGTTCATTAGCACGGTTAACTGCTGCAGTATCTGCTGTAGCAATCTGTCTACGCCACTGCGCATTTGACTGTGCAATCACAAGCTGGTTCTGTGCATTAAATTGATCTCGCTGATTATTAAGTTCAGCGTTAAAGCGTTCCACTGTATTAGTTTGACCTGCATTAAACTGTTCTTGTGCATTTTGTTGAGTAGCATTAAACTGTGATACTTGTGAACCCAAGCTAGCAAAAAACTGGTCAACTTGATTTTGGCTAGATGCATTAAACTGTGCAGCAGCATTAGTAGCGGCTTGGTCAGTAAACAGTGACTGTACACGTTGCTGTGACTTAAACAACTCAGTCTGTTGGCGGTTAGATAAGTTAGCCATATCAACCTGTAAGAAATTTTGTGCGTTTTGTACTGCTGTTGCTTGACGGTTATTAAGGTTTTGTGAATCCAGTTGAGACAGAGCAGCAGCTTCTGCCATTACAAGAGCCTGATTATTAGACAGGTTTTGCAGATTCATTGTATTAGCAGCACGTGAGTTCTCTAACTGTACTTGTTGTTCTGCTGTAAAGTTTTGGTTGGCAATGTCACTAATTTTGCTAGCGTTTATTACCTTTGATTGAAACGTCTGGTCAAACTCCTGCCCCATAAACTTAGCACGTTGCTCTGCAGCAAGCATTGCTGACTGTTGTCTGTTAGACAAGTTTTGTGATTCAAACTTAGCTACTGTAGCAGCATCAGCCATTGCAATAGGCATTGCCGATTCCATAGCAGCCTGTACGACAGCCTGTCCAGCTAGTGATGAAGCACCTAGACCACGTGCAGCCATAGCTGATGTAGCAGCCCTCATTGCCCCCGCAGCCCATGACGGTGTTTGACCATCTTGAAACTGCGTCATCAATCCAGACAATTGATCCTGTACCATTGCCTGTGCTGATGGATTAGCTGTAGCTGCTGCAGCCTGTGTTTGTTCAGCTAAAGCGGCAGCTTTCGTAGCATCTACACCTGTACCGCTTATAAGTTCACCATCCTGTAGCTGACGTTGTACAGGATTGTCAATTAGAATAGCGTTGCCCTGTGCAGCAGTCAGGTCGCCTACAGATGATGTTGTCTGTTGAGCAGCCGTAATCTGCGCACGAGGGTCATCAGGGTCAGCTTGTGCCGCTTGTGTAGCGTTCATAGCTGAATCTACTGCAGGTGCAGCTTGTGCAGCCTGCATTATATTTGCTTGTGATGGTGTAATCTGTTCAGCTTGTGCAGTAGCCGCTGTCGCTGTCGGTACAGCCACTTGACCAGTTATAGCACCTGTACCAGCAGCAATGTCTTGAGCAGCCGTTACAGGCGTTTCTGCAGCAATTGTGGTGCCACCTACAGGTACACCCGGCTGATACATCTGTTCTACAGTATATGTTCCAATTTGAGGTTGATTAGTTGTAAATCCCGGTGTTTTTACATCACCTACGTTCACTCCTTCTGGTAACGTATCTCCCTCTACATAATATGTAGGATCAGTTACAGTAGACTTTTGCTCACTTGGCCCTGTCACCGTAGGTGTAGCCGCTTGTGTGCCTGAGGGATTGGTTGTTGTACCACCGACAGCAAATCTCCTACGGGCATAGCCGCCACGTGCCATTTGCTGTGCAGCATTGGTATACATATTCATCTGCTGTTGACGGGCAGGGTCTTGTTCAATAAACTGCTGAAACTGGTTCATATTGCCCTGATAGCCCATTGCCTGTGCAATCTTATTCATTGCGGCTGGTTTAAATGCTTTAAACATTGCCATTTAAAATGACTCCCTACTTAATACTTTATCTAGTTTATCTTCTACACGGTGTAGTGCTTCCATGACACGGCGCATATCATCACGCATCTCTACACGAGTAGCATAGTCTTCACGTGTCTTGTTCAACAGTATTTCTACACGTTTTTGTTCACGGCTCATACCGTTAGCCCACCACGCACCTGCAGCAAAAAGCAAACCTAAAAGAGTATCTATGAGACTTTGCATTTCCATTTTATATTTTCCTAAACACTCATCAGCGTATAAAATTATTAAACAAAAGGAACCTCAAAAGTATAACAAGAACCATTACTGCCTTCAGCAAGCGCGCCAGTACCTATAACTGACCCATCTTTGCTAATCTCTACTGGATAACCAAAATTGTCCCCATCAGCAATGTCGGAAGATTTAAATGTTTTCTTTAAAGTCCAGCTTGAACTAGGGTCTGTTGGATCAGTAACCTGATAAACATAAAGCACCCCATCATTATTAACTGCTGATGATGTTCTAGACGCCCTAGCAACAATAGTGTTGCCTGCGTTTATTGCTACACCAGTTCCAAAATAAGTATTAGCACCACTTGGAGATGTGATTTTTGCTTGTTGTGTCCATTCTGAACCAGAGCGAGTAAACACATAAACTGCACCAGCATTACTTGAAACACCAAACGCGCCAATTACACAAATATTTCCTTCGCTATTTATTGCGCCTCTTCCAAAAAAAGCATTAGCAGTCGGATCAGATGGCCTTAATATTGCTTGTTCAACCCAGCTAGAACCTGTTCTTTTAAACACATAAGCACAACCCACCCCACTTGTTGAGTCAGTTGGACCATCTTCGGAATGTGCGGATGCAAGCAAATATTCTCCCGCTTCATCCATATCAATCCGTTCGCCAAGTTGGTCAGACGCACCAGCATTTGATGCCCTCAATATTGTCTGTTCGCTCCAAGTAGAACCTGATCTTGTGTATATATAAACTGCACCAGACGATGCAAGTGGGTCACCAGCACCACCATCTTCGCCTGTTGCTGATACTGCGGCGATTGTTCCATCACCGTTAATTGCAACGCCTATGCCAAACTGATCGTTGCCTTGAACATCGCTGGATTCTAATGTGGCTTGTTGGCTCCAGCTAGTACCTGACCGTGTGAAAATGTAAGCTTTTCCACCATTAAATGCGCCAACCGGGTCTTCGGTTCTCGCTCCACCAATAAAATAAGTTCCATTACTATTAATGTCTATTGTGTCATAACTATAAGCAAACGCATCATCTACTGATGGAGTGTCATGCTGTAAAATAGCCTGTTGAACATAAGTAGAACTTGGCGCAGCACCAGTCTTTAAAAAAACATAACCTTTACCAGCGTTACTAGGAGTGTCGTTTCCCGCAGAGGAACCACCCACAAAATAATTTTTATCATAACTAAGAGTTACTACGCTACCAAACTGACCCCCAGCCGCATCTGACTGAGTTAGTTTTCTTTCTGTCATTGTGCCTGAGTTCCAGTTTGGAACCGCAAGAGTTTCATCAAAGCTAAAAGAATCATCAGCTAAAGACCCAAACCCAAACCCTCTGACAGAGCAATTTGCTAATGTTGTGAGCAAAGGCATTACAAACTATCCCTACGCATATTTCACAGGCTGACTAGCAAAGCAAGTGTACGCCAAAGTACCAGTTCTAACAAAGGTGAATGTATATAAGTCAACACTGTTTGCATTTCCGGCGGTAGGAGCCGCACCACCCTGCCATTTCAGAGTTATTGTATGATTAAAAATACCATTGCTTGTTACATCATTAATAACGTATGGAGTAGTACCGTTTGTAAATAAAACAGCGTGAGATATAACTACATCTTCAACGAAGTCCCCCTTAGAAGTTGGCATAACTGAAAACCATTTAGCATTGTATGTTCGATTGGCTGCTTGGTTAGCTGTTAAGTAAGTAACACTGCCTTGGTAAGGTTGCTCTATAATCCCCGATGTAGTTGTGTACTCAAAAAATCTTTCACCAGCTTGCAGAAGAGCAGGATAAGGAATGTTAGAGAAATCACCCGCAGTAAATGTATTTTGACTATTATTAGCCGGGATGGTTATTGGGCCATCAATGGTTGCACCGCCACCTAACAAATCCGCCATTTCTCTTGCTCTAGTCATCTACTATTCCCCTTCAGCCGCTTCTGCCGCCAAATAAATTGCATAAGCGTCCTTAACAGCCTGTGTATGCACAGCCCCGCAGATGGCTTGAACCTCTGTGCTTTCGCCTGTGATGTCTGCGTTAGGTGCAACAGTATGCCTATGGAAACTACGACTAATCTCAACGCCATCACGCTTGATGACTGTTGCGGTGCGTACTTGAACGTGCTTGTGTTCACCTACGATTTCAATTTTGTCTTGGATTGTTTCTTCTGTTAGTGCCATTTTTGTCTCCTTTTAAGTCCGTCTCAAGAGTCCACTTAAGATAATTAAGATGTTGTGTACCAACCGCCAATAAGTACGTCTGCGCCTGAAAAATTAGCATTGTAAAAGGTTCCGTTGGTGTCGGTTCGTGGACTTATGCCAGCCGTAACCGCCCTATTTCTAACGTGTGTACTTATACTTGAAACAACGCTTACCCCACCAAAGAAATAATTACTGCCAGTCGGGTCTGGAGTAAACGGTAAGGTAAAGATTGCAAATGTGCCATCAGCTGTGGACGGAAACCGTACAAATAATTCAACAAATACAGCAAGACCCACTTTTGTGTATCTACCTTGCGCGATAGTTAGTGTTACCCCCCCATTTACAGTGGGAGTAAAAGTTCCAGTTTCAAAGTCATCCAAATAATTAGCTGAGCCTGTGCCGCCTACGTAGACACCGCCTGTTACACTAACATCACCAGTAACAGATACGCCTGTGCTAGAAGTGCTTAATTTTTGTGAAGTTCCTTTATAAAGTTTAGATTCACCATCTGCGCCACTTATCAACGCAGTAGTATGACCACTAATGCTAAGACCCGATTTTAAATTATTATTAGCATCTTGATTACCTAATATAAAAGTATCACCATAATTATTACTAGGTAAACTAGACGCTGCTCTTGATGCATCCGCAGAATTTCCCTCTACTAAAGAACCTTTAAGAATAGTAGTGTTACTCCAAGGTGCTTTAAATGTTTCTGATGTAGGGATATTAAAATCAGTTAAAATCCCAAGTGCCCATTGATTATAATATAAAGCATCTATCGACTGATTTGACCCACTGCTATTTATATCAAAAGGCAGAGTTGGTTCAAATCCAGAAACAATATAATTGTCAGGTAAAGTTAAAACACCATTAGAATCAACAGAAAGAAGATTATGGTTAGCAATACCCAAGCTAGTCAGAGTTGGGTTTGGGATACCAGTCAGAGCAGAGCCATCACCACTAAATGCTGATGCTGTGACAGTCTCGCTGACATTTAGAGGTCCATTTACACTTCCGCTAAATATATTAAACACATCGTAAGCGACAATCTCTACTACATCGCTTGCAGAAAGCGCAGTCAGGCCAGCAATCGTGTTGTCAGTAGAGGTGTTGTAGTCAGTACCCGCGACAAGTGAAATTCCATTTACACTAACATCAACAAATGCTCCATCAGCAAATGTTAAAGTATTACCGTTATCATCGGCACCACTTAAAGATGTTTCTCCACCAGATGCTGTAAAATAGAACCTGTTTCGTGTCCCCTGAGAGGGTGTTTTACCTAAATATGCCATGTTCTCTCACTTGTGTTTGTACTAGGGTAAGCGTGACCTGTTCCCCCATTAATTCGTACACTGCTGTTGCAGCCTCTTCAACTACCGTGTCTTCAGTAAATCCTGGTTCAAGCAACTCGTCATTTATACAAATCAGAACTGTTTCGTTGCTATCATCGCCTATCTGAAATGTGACATCCCAAAAACAATTTGCCATTATGCACCTACATTAGTCGAAGGAAATGCTCGACCCTCACCCCATAAAATTCTAACTGCACCGGCTCCTCCGTTACCAGCATGTACTCCCCACCAAGCACTGCTTTTTCCACCGCCGCCGCCGCCATACAGACCGCCATCCTGAGTGCCATTAGTGTTGGTTGGGACAGGACTATTACCACCGCCACTGCCACCTGTAGCAGAACCATCTACTTGACCTAGGCCGCTTAACCCCTCTCCATAGAGTCCAGTTCCACCTCCACCGCCAGAAATATGGTCTACATAGGTTGAATTTCCAGAAGCCCCGCCGCCGCCGCCACCGCCGCCACTTCCATTACCGCCTGAACTAGCAGCATCATCTCTACCGGTTCCACCGTTGCCACTATATCCTCCGGCTCCACCCCCGCCTGCTGGTCCGTAGTTTGTTGCCGCTGTGGAAGTAGTACCACCGCCATTACCGCCGCCTGTCGAAGCAAAAGTAAAATTAGTTGTGTTAAAACTATATGTACCGCCTGTTGGTCTAGTTATGTTATATCTTCCGGCAATTCCACCTGTAGCGGTTACAATAGTAAGCCCACCTGTTCTTAAAATACTATTTCCACCGTTTGTACTGCCTGTTGAATATGCCCCGTCAAGACCCCCTGCTCCAACCGTAACGTCTATTATTTGTCCCGGTGTTACGGCTAAACCATTAAACCAAGCAAGCCCACCACCGGCACCACCATTCATCGCAAAAGTATAGGTTGAACCAGCACCAGCATAATACAAGCCCCCACCGCCGCCGCCAATTGCAACAGCACTAATAGATGTTACTCCAGCTGGTACTGTAAAAGTACCTGACGATGTGAATACTTCGTCTCCAAAAGGTGGATCGCTAATTGAACCAAACCCAAATCCTCTAGCTGAACCTGCGCCAATCGTTGCTAACATAGGCATTATAAAATTCTCCTATGCAAACTGCGTTTGAGAAGCCAGCACTGTAAATGTAGCGTCAGCGGTTTTAACAATTGTAAAGCTATAAGCGTCAATACCACTTGCGTTACCCGCTGTTGGAGCAGTGCCTCCCTGCCATTTAGGAGTTACAGCACTACTGTCAACTTGATAAGCATTTAAATAATAGGCTGTTGAACCTTGAGTTAACATCACAGCACAAGTCACACTTTGACCTATAGCCAAGGTTGAGTTTACATTTGTAAAATTAATTGTTCTATTGGCTGTTTGGTTTGCTGTTCCAAGAACAACGCCTTGAGCCGATGTATCAAAAGTTAAAGTTCCAGTCGTAGATGTAGTTACTGTTACTTTTTCGTGGACCTCCTCAATATCTAGCTGATTGTCAACAGCAACCGCACCGCTGAAAGCAACCGCACCGCTGAAAGTTGCGCCGGTCAGCATTGCTGCCCCAGCGGGATCAACACCATTTACAGTTTTATTGGTTAGTGCTTGTGTGCCTGTAATTGTGACAATAGTACTGTCAGCAAATTCACCTATAGCTTTTGGTCCTATATAACTCATACTGTTAATCCTTATGAAATCTCAAGGTAGGACAAAGCAACATCTGCCGAAGCGGCGGTATTTGATGTAACTTTTATAGTGTCACCGGGTTCTAAAACTATTTTTTGATCGCCACCAACCGCAATTAAGGAAGACCCTACAGGAACAGGAGCGTCCTTTATGATATAAACACTGTCTTCTGCGCCACTGGTGCGAGTGCTTGCATCTAACTGAACATCAATTTCAATCTGGCTTGTGTGTATATTTGCTATAGTTAAACCAATTATGGTTGTTTCTGTTGAGGCAGGGCATGTGTAAACAGTAGCAGGGGATGTTCCTACTCCAGTATCTGTCTCTGATTTAAAAGCGTTTGCCATTTATTACTCCTAATATAGTCTAATTATATCACACTTGGTATTAATTGTCAAGTGTTATCTAACCTAACGCAATAGCAAATGCTAGTGCTGTTGGGTCTGTTTCTGTTATGGTGAGGTTAGTTAACTGTGAACCGTCTACTGCTGGTAGTTTTCCAGTACCGTCTAATTGTACAATATTATTTGCACTTGTACCTATATTTAAAGTAGCTGCTGTACCCAAACCAAGGGTAGTACGTTGTGCTGCAGCGTCAGCGTCATCAAGTAGTGCTTTACCTGCTGTTGTTAAATCATAAGTACCCGCTGTTCCCGCACCTGTGAACTGTATACCTTTATCTGCCGCTGATGTTAATCCAGCCAGTGCTGCGAGTTCTGCATCATAGGCTTGTACGTCTGTACCAATTGCTATGCCAAGATTAGTACGTGCATCAGAAGCGTTGCTTGCTCCTGTACCACCATCTGCTACTGCCAAATCACCGGCAGATGTTATTGTTGACAAATCAATTGTTGGACTGGTTAAAGTTTTGTTTGTAAGTGTTTGTGTACCCGTAAGGGTAGTAACAGTGCTGTCAATATCAAGAGTTACTGCACCGCTAGTACCGCCACCAGATAAACCTGTTCCCGCAGTTACTTCTGTAATATCACCAAGAGGAATAGCACCCACTTGTGAGTCTACATAAGCCTTAATAGATTGTTGTGTAGCTAAGTGTGTAGCAGAGTCAGATACCATTGTATCTTCATCTTTAATAGAAGTTCCACTTATTGTACCGTCAAGCACCGCACTTGTCAAGGTTTTATTTGTCAGAGTATCCGTTGTAGCACGGCCTACAAGCGTGTCTGTGCTAGTCGGTAGGGTAATAGTACCAGTATTACTGATGGTGTTGATTACAGGGGCTGTAAGCGTCTTGTTGGTAAGCGTCTGCGTACCAGTAAGGGTAGCTACAGTGCTATCAATATCAATAGTAAGAGTCTGTGCTGAACCTGTAGTATCAATACCTACACCACCAGCAATAGTGAGTGTTTGACTATCTAGGTCAATACTTTGTGCGCCACCAGTATCACCTTGAAAGTCTAAATCTTCTGCAGTAAGTTGTGTATCAATATAATCTTTAGTGGCTTTAGCCGATGGAATGGTATCATCTGTAAGAGATACGGATGTAAGGTCAGTGTCAAGTACACCTGCAGCAAGCATAGTAGTGTCTATATTAGATAGTGTGTTACTAGCTGCATCAATAGTTTTATTTGTGAGTGTCTGTGTGTCTGTTAAAGTAGCTACTGTAGAGTCAATATCAATAGTTACAGTTTGACCTGTAGCTGATGTATCAATGCCTGTGCCACCAGTTACAGTAAATGACTGGCTGTCAAGGTCAACAGCAGCAGTGCCTGTATCTGCAGCAACATCTAAGTCCTGTGCAGTTACCTGTGCATCTACGTAGGCTTTAATTGATTGCTGCGTAGCAATAGAAGTATCTGAATCAGAAACCATATCATCTTCATCAAGTACAGTCCCAATACTAGAACCCCCACCAACGCTAATACCAGCTACATTTAAACTACCAGAAAAATAAGCATCTTTATATTGGTTTGTTACAGAACCTAAATCAACATCGTTTGTTGTTACAGGTAAAATAACACCATCTTCAAAACGTACCTGTTCAACAGATGAACCTGCACCCGCAGCATCTATAAAAACACCTACACGATTATTAGTGTCATCTACTACAACTTTATTGATAGGAATAGAAACGCCGGGGTCTCCAATCAAGCCAATGACTGGACCTTCACCACTAGTGCCATCGTGTGAGTGACCTGTGGTATTATCAAATGTGTTTACTAGTTGGTTATATTCATCATTAAAGTCTGATGCCTGAATAATATCACCATCAGCGAATGAGGATTGTCTAGTATAACCTGCCATTTATTATCTCCTTGCCGCCGCTTCAAACTCTAGCTGAAAGCCTTTCAGTGAGTAAGGGGCTGACGTTCCCCTATCATTAACACGTAATGCTATTGCAAATCCTGAACCTTCAATTGGCTGTCTTACCAATGGGCTTGACTGACCACCAAATGTAGCAACTCCAAATATAGATGAGCCATAGATAGCTACTGCTGATGTAGTATCAAATGGATATGCAGCAGGTCTAGGTACATTAGGTGATTCATAATCGTATCTTACAAATAAATCCGCATTAACTGCTGCTTCTGGTGAATAGTTTAGGATCACACGCTGAAACGCTTTACGTATACCTGCATCACCCATAGTCAAGTCAGGTGAACGATACTTACCTGTTACATTGTTACCGTCAAAGTCAATGCCTTGTTCTTGACGGTACACATAACCATCAAAGCCACCATGTATAATAAAACTTTGACCTTGTGCAATTGTGTAATCTGTACAGCTAGGTGCGATACCTTTTAAGTCACCAAACTCATATGTATCGCCTTTACGTACACAGATAATACCTTTTGTGTTTGCCCGTGCTACATCTGAGTTAGAGAAGAACAAACGGTACTGTGTTTTGTCTGGAATAACTAGACTGTCAAACTCGTCTATATCAGTTAATCCAGTAAAACGGTCTTGAATCTGGCGACTGATTGTACCTAACTCAACGTCACCAATACGATCTGTACCAGCAACTGTACGCAGTCCATCTGGACCAAGATAAACTAAGTCACCTGCAAATTCTTGAATAGTAAATCCGTTTAAACATCCAATTTCACGAGACACAGGTTGTAGTATAAAGTCTGCGTTAGAGTTACCAGACAGTCTGAAAATGCGTTCTTCGCAAAAAACATATAACTGTTCACGGAAAGGAACGATAGCAGTTATTGGACTATCTACTGCAATAGAACCTGCGCCATTAGCAACGGCAAAGTCAGTATCCGTATAAGGCGCAGTAAAAACTAATTCTTCTGGATTGTTAGACATACCAGCAAAAAATAGTGCGTTTTTGAAACCTGTTACAAACTTAGGGTCAGCAGGTGCGCCTGTAGCATTTAAGTCTGTTACTGTAGTACCATCATATTTAGATGCATTATTTGCACCATCTGCCCATACAATGTAATCTGTACCACCTAAGTTATACCGAAAGAATGTATACTTTGTTGCACCAGTTCTGCCTGTATCAATCTCTGTCCAAAAGGCAAGGACTGCTGTACCAGTCGGATAACCTGCTGCAGTAGTACCATTAGCACCACGAGTACAGCCAGTAAATGTGGTAGCGGTAGTACCTGTGTAGGTAATCTGTTCCGTACCAATTAGGATTGTACCAGCGGTAGGAAATCCTGTAGTTGACTGTACAGTAATTGTTGTATCAGCTACTAACACAGCACCGTCTAGTGTAGTACTACTATTAGTAGAAGAAAAAATATTTTCGCCACGTGCGGCTAGTACATCACCTTTATAGTATGCTGTCATTAAAACAGGTTCAGTAGTATCAGCTGTGTATGGTACTTCCCCAGCAACCCACTTGTTATAACCTGAAATCCGGCGATAGCCACCTTGTACGTCAGGCTCAAAGTTTTCTAGTTCAAGTGCCATGCCCGGCTGCATAACAAAAGTAGATTGGTCTAGTACCAAACCACCTTGACAGGCAAACACAAAAGGACTGAGGCCAGATTCATCTGCCATCTATACCACCTAAAATCCAGCTACGTTAGTGCCATACCTTTGAGAGTGTGGGATATAAGTTGACCTCACATAGTCTGTTCTGTTCAAAAGAATTGATTGCATATATTTAATGCCCTCTTCAAAACGGGCAAAGTTAATTCCGTATTGTTGTGCCTCACCACGATACTGATAGCCGTAGGCAGTAGCACCATCTACAATAGTTTGTCTAAACTGTTCTGGAATAGTAGGTATATCTGTAGCATTTACCAGTACAGCAGGCTTTTCATAATAATCAAATTTTAATTCGTAAGCAGCGTCTGGATAAGGGTACAGTCCATAATTATTATCGGGTGTGCGGAATACATAACTAGGAACAGCACCTACACCTGTTGTACTTTCTTGGTCAATAGCCCTATCAACATATTCTTTATAATCTAATACTCGTAACGTAGTACCCGCTACACCAAGTGCAGCATCCTTACTAATACGGAATGTTTCGTAATCTATAGATTGTGTATTTGCAGGAAGTGTATAACGAGTTTGGTTTGCTACTAATGTAATGGTAGCCGTGCTGTGTGTAAAAGGCCAGCCAAACTCACGTGAGTTAATATAATTGATGGCATCGTTAACTGCGTTTTTACACTGGATTTGAAATCCACGTGCAGAAGTAAATGTAGCGGCAGTTAGTTCTACCTCATTCATTCTATTCAGTACATCGTTGGATAGTCCAAGATAATCGTATGCCATGTGAAATCCTCAAAACAAAAGTGAAGGGGCAAGTTGCCCTGCCCCCTCAACTATTTAGGCAAGTGTATCACGGTCAACTTCGTTAGCCGTGCGTG